GTCTTCAGTTCTTTGGACTTGTCCAAAGCAACTGACGGCCTCTCGTTGGATGTAGTGACGGTAGTGTGCCAGGCCCTGCGTGACAACGGACTTATCAGAGTCTACGACTATGATAACGTCCTTTGGGGCGCAGGGATCCCTACTCCGACTCTTTTCGAGTCGGAGTGGGGAAACTGGCACGCGAGGAGGGGATCTCCGATGGGCACTCCTCTCTCGTTCGTCGTGTTGTCGTGGGTGAACTCTTGGGCAACCCAAGCGTACACCGCTGCGGCCACGCACGGTGACGACGCCGTAGGACTCTCCCCCAAGGGGGGGGCCTATCAGTCCTTCGAGTACTCGAAGGCGGTGTCGGCCACTGGCGCGGAGGTGAACAACACAAAGACCTTCTTCTCTCGGAAGGGTTACACCTTCTGTGAGACGGCGGCCTTTGTGCACGTCCGCGGACAACGAGCGAACATCCTTGCGTTCCGACCCCCTCCCTGTCCTCCTCCCGGTGTCGCGGCACCCCTTCCTGCACAGGAAGGCGTACCTCGCACTTGGTTGAAGAGACAGGAGAGGGTCGTACGCACCCTCTTCCCGTGGGTCTGCCGCGATCCTCGACTTCACCTTCCGGTGTCGTGCGGGGGTCTCGGTTACACGGGCAGAGGCCTCGCTGTTAGCGTAGCTGTGAGGAGAAGACTTGCCGGAGCTTGCTCCGTTGTAAGTTCTCTCTCTCTCGCACGCTGCGTTAACGCGAGGGGATGGTTCAAAGAGGAGGGCCTTTTCCCGAAGTCTTTGGTACAAGTTCCTTCTCAGCCGAAGCTGTTTTACAAAGCAGTGAAGGCTGTAGAGGGTGACTCTCTCTACAGAGTCCTTCCCACTGGGGGAGAACTTGTACCGCTCCGCCTTTTGGTGGCCTCGAAGGCCCAAGCAGCTCGTGAGCTTTACTTGGGCGTCTTTGACGGTCACACTAGGCGGAGAAAGGATTCGGGAAGACCGGAACGGACGAAGAGGTCCTTCCTTTTCAAGACTGCTTCTGCTCCTCGCGTCCGTCCTCTTAGTAGGAGGGGCGCTTTGGAGTCTCTGAAGCGTCTTGCCGAGAAGCTTCGCAGCTCCTTGGTAAGGGTGGACCCAGACATAGCCTCTGAGATTCGGG